TCCACATGTCTTTAACCTAATAAAGAATATACAAAAATAGCCACCCTGTCATTAGTCGAGTGGCTATTTTTTTTTATTATTGAAGACTTGCCCATATTGCTCTAGTTTGTTGAGTGTCTTCTCGTGTTCCAAGCCACTCGCAGTATGCAGGCTCGTCCATTTCAACAATTTTAACTTTAACTTTGTCTTGCAAATGAAATTTACATTCTTCTAACAATTTGAAGTGCAATTTAAAATGTTCAAAATCGCCGTCATAATTATCTGCATTGTAGGCTAATAAATAGACTTCATCTGTTTTTGAGAGCTTTTGTTTTTCTATAAATCCGCAGAAATTTCCAAATGCTTTGTAAATATCTACATAATACATTGTAAGCTGTTCAGCTCTATCATTAGGGATTGTAAACTTCCCTTTTTCCCAGCGTTGGACGGTTCTCAATGAAACCGCCCATAAGTCCGCTAATTCTTGTTGTGTAAGGTGTAAGCCTTCACGCGCAATCTTAAACTCTATTCCATTCATTTTAATTCCTTTCTAAATTAATTCCACAATTCAGCCCATTCATAGTCAAGGTTGATAATATTATTCAATCTTGCATTTGTGCTTTTTCTGTCACCGTTTACGCGGTTATTTGTTGCAAGAAAATAATTCAATTGGCTGTATGCTTGTTCGTAAGTAACGTTAAATTTTTTCATTAAAAATTTAACAACATTCAAATATAGATTTTTATCAAATCTAATTTTACGACCTGTACCTGTAACTAATAAATTTTTGTCTAAATCTGCTTTAATCATAATGTGAGCCTTTCCTCGGCGAGAGCCGAATTAATCTATCAACATTTATATTATGTCATATTTTATGACATAAGTCAATCCCTACGATCCTTTTTATTAAGAAATATGTCACATTTTGCGACATATTTAGTTCAATCAACACGTGACTATTTGTCACGGTTTTAATCTTCAAATGGCTTGATATCGTCTAGAGCTATGTTATAGCGTTTGCCTTGCTTGTCAACGCACGTTGCAAAATCTACATCTCCGTCAGCGAATTTGTTAACCCAAGTACAAATTAATAAGCCTATTTCTTGTGTTTTTAAGTTTAAAATTTTAGTCCCAAATAGTTTAAAATCTTTGCTCATACTCATTGCTCCGTTTAATAAGTCTATTGCACACACATTATAACTCTCTACGCAAACAAAGCAATCAACTTGTCAGCAAATATGTCCAAACGTGTCTAATTAAAATCTATTGTTAAATTGATAGTCGCATTAAACTATGTAACAATTATTTAACATTATTGTTTTAAACGCTTGCGCATTAATCTATAATGTGCTATAATAGTAATGTAAAGCACATTGAAATTTTAATAAAGGCAAAGATTTGAACGGAAAGGAGGCTAATATGATAGTTCAAATTACGCTAAAAGAGATGATAACAATCCTACTTATTATCATCTCTTTAAAGAAACTGTGACGGTTTCAGGGGGCTAGCGACCCCCGCCTTTATTAACATTATAACCGATTTTTTGAAAATTTCAAGTGTTAGAAATGAAAGTGAGGCAAATTATGGCAGAAGAATATATCAAAGGTTCAGGTTCTGGACGTGGCGGTTGGCGTGGTGGAGGTCGCCCTGTCGGTTCAAAATCTTCAAAACCAAAAACAGACAAAATCTATACTTTAAATAACAAATTAACTTTTGCAGAAAAAGAATATTTAACAAAATGTTTAGAAGATTTTAGAAATAAAAATAAAGATTAATAAAAAAGCAACTATCTGGAATATCCGGATAGTTGCTTAAAAATTCATAATCAAAAAAAAGGAAGTAAATGAAAGTTTTTTAATAGGGTACATTTTGTACCCTATTTGACTATTTTAACAATGTTTCTCTGCCTTCGGGGTGGGTTAAATACCACGTAACCTTATTTCTAATAAAGTTTCCGATATCCTCAGCCGGCAAATAGCTAAATGGTGGCAAATAAACTATGTCAATTTTACCTGCGCTAGTTGTATTTGGGTGAGCCATTCCAAATTCATAATGTGTTAATACAGTTTGAGGTGTAACTTTAATATTGTATTTTCGGCACAGTTCTGCGCAAAGTTGCATCATTGTTTCAAATTGGATGCGTGTCAATGGACATTTGCCAATGTCGTTTTTATTTTTAAATTGATACATTCCACACATTGCAACGCCGATTGAGCCTGTGTTGCCACCGCCTGCGTGTGCTGCATACAAAGCTCTATTATATTTATCAGTTTTACAAACCTCATTCGCTGCAACCGGAAATTTACCGGCATGTAATCTACCGCCAACATCAACTAGATAATGATAATGTTGGGTATCTACCGGATTGGGCAAACCCATTCCACCTGTCCAATGTATAATTATTCTTTTCAATTTTTAACCCCCTTTACAGTTTAAAAAGGCTTTGTAAACAAAGTCATACATCTTTATTATTTGTCCATTACGGATTACAATTACTGTTCTTTCCATACATCACTCAACTTATCTAATTTATGGTTTATATCTTCCAAACGTTTATCAATTTTGCTTTCGGTCATACTTGCTTGACTATTAGAATATTCCATTAATTCGAGCTTTAAATTTGCAAGCTCCAATTTTGTTGCAAACAAATTTGATTGAATCAGTACAAATATAACCATTGCTGTAATTACAATATTTTCTTTTGTTATAAGTTTATCCACGTTATACCGCCTTTTTTCCTGTTTTGTTAAAATAAAATTGAATGTGCGCAGGTGTGATGCACCAGCAAGGAAGATTGTTAAAATACTCTCTTACTTCCCTGCAACAAAGCGCAAAGTATTCCGAGCAAATTAAGCCCTTACGGTCTTTTTGTTTGCCGTTACTTTTATGAATTGCAGCGTGCATTAAGGCTTTTATATCCCCCATGCCGTAGCTTTCGCCAATGTGTTCTTCCATTTCATAAAAATTTAATCTTACTTTAAATGCCTTAAAGTGTTCCGGATTTTCAAATTCTAACCACTTATCAGCGGTGTAACGTCTAACACCTGACGGTATTCCTAAATCTTTGTTAGGTTTTGCGTGTGATTCATAAATCCACCATTTACCCAATCTATAAACAGCCATTGCAACGTGCGTTGGAATTTCGTCTGCTCCTGGACAATAAATTTTTGAAAAGCGTTTAATTTGCTTTGCAATAATGCCTGTTCCGTATTCCAATAAACAGTACTTTGCACGTTTGTCTAGCGTGTTAAAATCAATCATCTTCTACCTCCGTGTAATTTTGTAAATATAATTTTGATTTTTTCTTAAGTTGCTTTTGTAATTTTTTGTTCAATCGTTTGTAAATGATTGTCGAACGTTTTGCCATTTGGCGCTTGATGTTATCGGGAACTTGAGGCACTCCGTACGTAGATAAATATGCATTAACCGCAGTAATAAGCGCATAACTAAAAGCCTCGCGCATATCATCTGAACGGCTGTAATTATCCCAATTTTCTAATACTTTTTCTGCTAAAAAGTCTTCGAAGACTTCCCTTTTTTCGTCAATATTAATAATAATCTTTCTAAACCTAGACATAGCTTTAAACCTCGTTTTTAATAATATTTAGGGGGGGGGTACACAACAAATGAAAGAACATAACAACCAAAACATCAAAGTCGTAGAACCGATTAGAGACAAGAGAGACATTAAACGCATTATTGATTACTTTAATACGCATAATAAACGCAAGTATGCGGTGCTTTTCGAGTTCGGAGTAAACAGCGGTTTAAGGATTTCCGATTTGCTTAATTTTAAGGTCAAAGACGTTCTAAATAAATCTCAAATATCCTTAAGAGAAAAGAAAACCCGCAAGGTTAAAATATTTCCGTTAAAACAATCGTTACAAGATTTGTTGAATGATTTTTGTTTCGATAGAGAACCCGATGACTATTTATTTTTGGGTAAAAATTGGAAGAAATTAGACCGCATAATCGTTTATAAAATGCTTGTTCGGGCTTGCGAACATCTTAAAATATCCGCTAATGTTGGTACACATACAATGCGTAAAACATTTGGTTATCACCATTATAGGCAGTTTAATAACATTACACTTTTACAAACAATCTTTAATCACTCCACACCCGACGTTACAAAGCGCTACATTGGAATTACACAAGATGAAGTAAATGAAAGTTATCTAAATCTGAACCTAGAACCGCCACAAGATGAATTGCGCAACGCTAAATTATCTTCTAGGATAAAAGCCAGAAGGGTTTCTAGCTATTGCAGAAATTACATCAAAAACGGCGGTACTGTTCATAAAGAATTTGCATTGAATGTTTTAGAATTGCTTAATGCTTAGTGTTCCGTAGCGTTCCATGCTGTTACAAATGCAGAATAAAATTGTATAAATTGCTCTTTAGTCATTTCTTCATTTTTAAATTGGTGAGCAATCAACCATTGCTCTGTACATTCATCAACATTGGCATAATCGGGTTTTGTATAAAAAATTAATTGATTAGCTGGCAATTTATTTAGCATTAAAACTGCATTAAAAGCGGTATTTAAACTTTCAATTGCGCTTGAATAGCCTTTTGGAGTTTTTCTATACCAACCGCCTATAAAAACATTCTCAATGACAGGAATCTGAAAGAATTGATTTTCAAAAGTTGTTCTTCTTGCGTTTTCTTGCTCAGTTTCGTAGTTAGGATTTACTACTAGCGCGCCGTCCTCGATAACATAATAATCTGCATCAGCTTCAATTTGCGCTTTTTGTTCAGCTGAAATTAAAATTAAACCGTCTGGAATATCGCCTATTTTTTTAATCTCGGTAATTTCAAAAGATTCATTTGTAACATATTGTTTGCGATAATCACTCACTAATTCCCAAGTTGTACCGTTAAATACATTGGTCTTATTTTGGGCAGTTGCTAAAGGCTCTTGCAATGTACTATTTGCAGGTAGCAAGTAACATTTTTTCCCCTCACGCTGTGACCTTACAACGTCCAAACTAAGAGGAATTGAGCCTTTTAGTTCTCTTGTGTTTTCATCATAAGAATATGCTGTTTTTGTCATTTTATTTTCCTTTCTTTTAAATTACAAATTCTAACTTTGGTTACAGCTCACCTAAATTGCCAAATATTACAGGCGGTTTTGGTGCTAATGGTAGCAAGTGGGGTCCTTCTATTGCTAATTGGTTTGGCGCTTTTTTTGCGAATAACTTGGGCGGTTCTTCGTGGTTCGCCGCAGATAGCTCAGGTGCTTGTCATGGTGCAACTTTAGATGCAAGTCGTTCATCAAATATTTATCAAGATGTTCAGACTGTTCAACCGCCGAGTTTGAATTATAGAGTTTACACATACTATGCTTAATATTCTAACTTTGGTTATCTTTCACCTGCTTTACCCAATATTACCGCTACTTTTGCAGGTGGTTTAGGAAGTGGTGCGGGTACAGGCGCATTTTCAAGTGTTGGGCGTGGTAGCCAATTTAATCCGTATATAGGTAATTGGGTCTCAAATATGACTAGCAATACCTTTGACGCTAGTCGTGTGTCGAATATTTACAAAGATAATTCGACTCTACAACCGCCTGCTCTAAAGATGAGATTGTATACCTATTACGCCTAACTGTCTAACTTTGGTTATCTTTCAGCCTCTTTGCCTAATATTACAGGTGAATTGAGAGACGGTAATTGTATCAATAGAGCTTATATATTTTCTTATGCTGAAGGTGCATTTAAAGTGGGTGGCTCAAAAAGTAGCTACAGTGTAGATAGTGCGGGTGGCTCATCTAATGGGTTTTCTCAAACTAACTTTAGCGCAAGTTATTCAAATTCAATCTACAAAGACGGTTCAACGAATATCCCACCAGCACTTAAATTCCGAGTTTATACGTATTATGCATAATATGTATATAGCCTAACTTTCAGACTTGGTGGTGTTACTGTAGCGTTATCCTTATAAATGCTAGATACTCTATTAGCATCAAAACCAAAACATCCACTATAACCGCTCTGACCTTGTGACGTTGCGCCTGAGCCAAAGGAATAAAACGCCCCTGTTGCTGATACTCTGCCATTGGTTAAACAGCTCGCCCGATATGTGCCAACAATATTAGGTAGAGAGGCGCTAAGATAACCAAAGTTAGATTCGGTTGTTCCCCACAATACTCTATTGCGTGCATCGGGTAGCTTGAAATAATCTACATCTTCATCCCTTTTTTTCGTCCATTTCCAGAAAACTGTATCAAAATTTTCTGTCGCATTTTCTGACGTTGTTAAGATGAGTGACTTAGTAAAATCAATGACACCTAAACAAGGTTGTTGCGCACTTGCAGTGTAGACGTGATTACCCAAACATAGCAAATTGTCATCTTCCGCATTTTCGTAGATAGCTACTTCAGAGGCTATATTAATGTCGGTAGTCCATTCGCCTTCATTGTTTACTTCCGCATCTTCAACAACTTGTTTAAAAGTAAGAATATACGCAGAGCCTGTAAATTTTAGAATAATATCATACCAAGTATCGACAAGTAGTTTATTTGTACCTGTTTTAGCATTTACAATGTTGTAAGACGTTCCGTTAGAAGATAAGCACAAGCGCAAGAAGCCTGTTGTCATTACGTCAAGTTCAATTGCTTGTTTATAATTAGCGCCTGTTGCATTACCACACAAGCTATAAACCGCGCTAAATGCACTAGGTGTTTTGTGTCTAAATCTAATACTCCACGCTCTACCGTTTGTCATAAACTTTTCAGCTGTTTGTATAAAATTTCTAGAAGAATAATTAATCAGTTTACCACTGTACTCAAACTGTACCCCGCTAGAAATCAAGCCGACATCTTCAAAGTTTGTGATGTAATACTTATCGCCATACACGTTGTGTAGGTTTGGATAATCTAATTTTAAAACCTTTGCTCCTTCAAGCCATATAGCATTGTCGGGTAAGTTATCAGAAAGTGTTGGAATCGGCGCACCGATTTCTATCGGTCTATAATTTGCAAATTTAGCAGTCAATGCATTTAGTAAATTATCCACATTTTCCATTTTAGGGTCATAAACTTCATGCGTTACATAATCACCTTCAGGTACGTTCAAAATCAGAACATTATCCGGAATAGCTTTCAATGAAATTGCAGGTTGCAAGATAGAACTCAAGCCGTCATTATCGCTCATCTCAGATAAATTAATGTAAGTATTTGCAACTAACATTAGTTCGTCATCTTCGTTAAACAAACCAATTTCTCTAATAACTTGCCCTTTTAAAACATCCGGTAAAGTTATCTTTGCCATTCTGCCCCATTCTTTATCTGTTGTTACAGTAAAGCCTTGATAACCTTCTGAATTTTTATCAAAAATTTTGTGAACCAATTGTGTTGTATCTTTTGACGGTGTTAAATTTCCGTCACCTAATGCGATATACCAATTATCTGCCATAAATGGTTTATTGCCGTCTAAAACGTGAGCATTAATCAATTCAAGCCCTTTATTTGTCGCTACTGTATAATATTGTTGTGCCATTGTTAAATTTCCTTTATTTTTATTCTTAAAACTATTCTTAAGTTGATTCCAAAGGTCTACTCAATAGAACCATTTTCACTCTTGCAATACCGACAAAGCGTGTGCCGTTTGTCGCTTTGTAATTAATATTAAAACCGTCAATTATTGATCGTTGATTTTTGTACGTTAAAATTGCTTGTCGCAGTTCTTCTAACGCCGTTGACTCAACGGCGTTATTAACATAATCAACAGTTGGTTTAAAATGATACGGTAGCCCATTATATTCAAACCATTCTTTAATCTGTGCAGAACCGATAATTGATTTAATATAGTCCTTTAATATCCAAACCGTACCTTTATGCAAGTGCCAAAGATAACTGTTTTTGCAAGCAACACGTTTACGCTCTATATCCCAGTCAGAATTATAAACATCAACATGCATTTCAATCGCTAACGCATCACATTCAAGAGATGTCAAATTGTCTAATCTTGCATAAATCGAAATCTTATTTGTTATCGCCGTTACATCTTTAAAAATTGCATTGAAAGCTCTAGCAAAACATCTCGTTTCAATATCATCTCTAAAATTTTCCGGAATAACCTTTAATAAATCAATATTTTCTAAATTCATTGTTATTCAAGCCCTTTATATTCAATAGATTTTGTTTTTAATTTTGCAACTTCATTTTCTTTCAATTTTGTATAAACAGGCTTTGTAATAACTAAACGCTTGGCGCCAGCCTCTTTTACAAGCCTTGTTAATTCGTCGGGATTAATATCACGTTTCAATTTTAAATTTTGCCAAGATATATATTCATCAACAGCTTCAGCAACTTTATTTTTTATTGTTGTAACTTCAGCTCGATTGATTGAGTCAATATAATATTCAAAATTAATTTCGTATTCTTTTTCAGTTGGAGCTTTAACTTCAACTTTATCTGTCAATGGTCTTATTTTTTCATCAGAAAGAAACGCTTGAAGTGCATTATTAAATGTTTCAGTCGGTATTGCACCATTTTTCAACAGTGCATAAATATCAACAACTCCACCACGTGTTAGTTCGAACTCAATTTTTTTAACAGGTGTTGTAAATGTTAATTCTAGCTTAGTATCAGATAAGTTGCAGGTGTAAGCACTAATATTTGAACCTTCAGTTGCAATAGTACCTGTTGTAACGTCAACAACTTTGTTTTCAATAGTTTCAGTTCCTCCCGCATCATTGTTGTCAAAAGTATAAGTAACCTCAAACTTATCGTCCGGAGTTGTTACGCAAACATCAGTAATATTTTCATTAAATTCTTTAACCTTCGCCTCGTAGGCTTGACGAGGACCAGCCACAGAATAAGTTTCAGGTGTATTATAAATCTTACGTGTATAATCATCATCTGTGACCGTTACACCACCTTGAGAGGTTGTTGTATTTGTACAAGATTTAACATAAGGAATTGGATCCGTAATTGTTGTAATTGTTCCTGGAGTAAACCCGTTTCCAATTTCCCCTTTTTCTGTACAAGTCAAAACAAGTTCAGCTTCTGTTGCACCAATTGGTGCTGTATATTCTTCTGTTGTTGCAAAATAAACATTTCCACAAGAAACTCTAGAACCAACAGGAATAGTAATTTGTTGGTCTGTAACTTCAAACGAATATTTGATGTTAACGATAGCAGATTTATCTTCAGGGCGTTCTATACTGCCACGAGTTAAACCAATATTATCTAAAGACGGACCTTTTGCATATTTAAGCATACCCTGTTTATATTCAACGTCACCCGATATTAGCGCAAGCGCAACAAGATAAACCGCCGAATTTAACAAAATACGTTGTTTATCCGCAGGCTGAAGTTTGAACTCCGCATCACCTGTGATATTTTTATATTCCTCTTCGTAGGCTTGAATAGCACGTACCAACAATTCCTCAGCGTTTGTATTTATCAACGACAACTCAGGTACGTTTTTAAATTCTTCAATATTTGACATTTTTACTCCCCTTTACCCAACTAAACCAACATTAAAAGTAACTTTAACTTTGTCGGGATAAGTTTTATTTATCTCGAATTCGATAGAATTAACTTTAATGGCAGGTATATATTTTTTAATTTTTTTGTTTACTTCGATTAAATACATTTGCTTAAATTTTGGATAAGGTCTATCAATAAAACCCATATCTAGTCCAAAATCTCTATCAAGTGGCAATGTTCCAATCCTTGTAGAAAGCAAATTGCTTAATTGATTTCGCAATCTTTCAAGAATATCGCCGACAATATCAACTTCTGTAATTTGCATTTTTTGCACATTCCTTTTCTTTTCTATAAATTAATCTGATTTAATAAAACGTCCATTGCTTCAGCTCTAACCATACTGTTATATCCGCCGGAAAGAGCTGTTTTTGCAACATTCTTTGTTTTGCAATAATAGCCAATACCCTTTTTTAAAAGGCTCTTTGAAGTTGCATCAATTTTCGGCATAAGATTTACATCGGAAATATATTCTTCCAAAGAAATATCGACCGATACTTGAGTAATTGCACCGTTACGATAAATTTGATTATAGCTTTCTGACAAATCAGTAATAACCCATTTATCAAGTCCGAATGAAGCTGTACCAACAACAAATTCTAGCGGTTGACCTTCTCGGTGATAACCGTCTAAAATCTCTAGTTGCTCTTTTACTGAAACCGTCAGCCCTTCAAATAAATCAATGGTAAATGTTAATTTTTCTAAGTCTTGTCCTAAAAATTCACTCAAAGCCTTTTTGCCAATAACTTCGTGGTGGTGAAATTTCGCAGTTTTTTGCTTTGATAAATCCTTAAAGGTTAATAATTTTATTGAATTAACACGAAATTGTATATCTTCTAAATATCCTAAAGTTGACATATCTTATCCTTTTATTATTGAGGGCTACCGCTCGGACTTCCTGGAGCAGTACAAATATGAGTATGTGTTGTCTGACTTATTCCATTTGCAATAACATCACTAGCAAATGTAGCTTTTCCAAATCCGTTAAGCTCGCCTTTAACAGTTAATTTTTGTGCAATCATAACTTCACCGCTAAAATCTGTTTTTTCTGCATTAAAGACAATATTTTTAGCGTTTATCGTAAGCGTTTCAGACTCATCATCAAACGACATTGAGCCTTTTTTTCTTAATGATTTATGCCAAATATTACGGTTATTTACAGGTGGTTTATTAGCTTCGTTATCAAACCAACGACCTAAGCAAATTCCGTCAGGTGCAAACGGAATAAACAAACACCAAACAGGATCATCAATATCCGGCATATTATATTCTTTAATAAGAGAAAACATTGGAAGGTCTCTCGGCGCATCATCTCTATCATCAAAGTTAACTTGTACATAACCTGATGCATCATCAATTGCCGTTACAGTTCCAATTCTTATAATATGTCTTAAAATGTTGTCAATGTTCATGTTTGTTAATATCCTAAAATTCTATGAGCTTGAAAACTAGCACTTGTCGGAATAAATGATTGATTTTTACTGTCAATATAATACTTACCGTCAAATTGCCCAAAGCCTTCAAGTTTAACAACTTCGGCGGAGTTTATTTTAGATAACCCCGACATAGTAAAGCTCACTGTATATTCGTCTTTGTTCTTTTCTCTAAGTTTTGTTTGGCAAACTCTAAGAGCTTCAGCCTGTGTATCAACAGAGTCGTGTAGCGCTAAGACTTTATTACCTTTTGCTCCAGGACGTGTAAAACTTGCAGTGATTTTACCTTTATTCTTTGAGCGTTTGCACTTCAAAACGGCTTTATCATATCCGCAATCAGTCAATTTTCTACGAAAATTAATCTGGCCAACAATGTCATTTCGTGTAATTGTTGCTACAGGCTCTTTTTGCTCATAACTTGCCTCGTCGAAAATAACAATTTTTGTATTGTACAACTTTAAAACTAAGCCATTGTCTGAACACAAACTTTTTAAAAATTCAAAGTCAGTTTGTTCAGATTGCTCAAGCTCTTTTATTGTGTAATTACGCTTTGTGTCGTAAACAATGCCATAACCGTTGCGTTTTGCGATTGTATCAACAATCTTTTTAATAGTAGTTGATTTCCAAATGTTTGAGTGAGGAACGTCTCTAAAGTTTCCATTGGCTTTTACACTCAATGCATTTAGAGAGAAGGTTGAAGGGTTGACGGTGTATTCAGGCTCATCAACGTAAAATTCACCGTATTTCATACGGTATATTTCGCCTTTGTAATTCCAATTATAAGAAACAGCTTGAAGATTAACTTTGTCACCACTATTTACAATATTCTTATTTAACCAATCCTCATCTCTATCATCTAGAGTGATTGAAATATCATCAGCAACATTTGAAGCATTATCGTTTACGGTTGCAGACAACAAATGAAAATTGATTTTATCAGAAATGTTTTTTCCTTCGTAGGTTACGTCCATAACCACGTGGCGAACGTCCCAACATTCTTTTTCTATCGGTGTTTTTTTCTTTTGAACATCAAACATTATTCTCTCCAAGATGTGCTTGGTTCTTCAGCTGTTACAGTAGTATCAACTTCAGGAATGTTTAAGACAACCCCTGAAGTGAACAATACTGTGTCTTTGTAATCTTGATTTGCATCTATCAGCTTATCAAGATAACGCTCTTTTCCATAGAATTTTTTAGCGATAATATCGAAGGTATCACCGCTATTTGTAGTGTATAAATCCATTGTTTATTCCTTTAGAAAGCATATCCTAAACGTCTTTGACGTTGTTGCATTGCGTTAAATTTAGCCATAAAATCATTCAATGCTGAATATACTGCTGTTTTAACAGTGTTTTCATCTGCATTACCTTTAATAACAATATTGAAGGTATTATTGCAAGAAACTCCGCCCATTGCTTGTTGAGATTTATTATTAGAAAGAATTTCAGAACCTCTTGGTAAGTTAACAACTTCCGGACCATGTTCCCCGACAAGTGTTGTTCCTCCTACAAAATGATTTGTTCCAAGCGCAAACCCTTGCTTAGTTGGCATTGTACCACCTGAAAGAGGTGTCATACTATCCAGCTCGGCTTTAGCTTCCTTACTTGGTGCTTTGTCTTTAGCCCTAAAGAATTCTTTTGTCTTATCAATAGCTTTTTGAGTCCAAATACAAATATCTTTCCAATGTGTAACAACAACACCAAGTACTACTATTAATAGACCGACTCCAGTTGCAGCCTTCAATGCAGTATGTGCAGCAACAGTTTCCCAAACTGAAGCCGTCCAAGTTCTCATTAAAATCGGCATACCTTTAATCATAAGTCCTAATCGTCCAAAGTTTGTTGTTGCAATTAAGCCCTCTTTTGAGGCAACGATAACAGCCTTACCTAGCCATTCAACCAATTGTATTGTTTTGTATGTTACAAGTCCTGCTGTAACGCCAGCAAATCCAATTAATATATCTTTGCCGTATGTTCCACAGAAATTAACTACTCCATGAATAACTTCGTCAAGTTTATCAAAAGCAGTTAAACAAGCGTAAACAGCATTTTCTACATAAGGCATTGCTTTTATTGCATACTCGGCAAATTTAGCTTGATATGGTATTAATCGCATACCAATACGTTCTTGCATATCGCCCCACAAATTATTCATTTGTTGAATTTTACCTTCAGGAGCTTGTGCCATTTGTCGGTTCAAGCCACCAACATTTTTGTCTAACAATTTTACAAGTAAAGCATAACGTTGTGCTTGCGTGCCATTTTTAAAAATTTTCTCTTCTTGTTTTGTATAAAGAATACCTTGTTTTTTTAATGCCCCCGCATTACCAGCCAAAACTTTACCCATTAATTTTGCAACACCAACGGCATCTTCTTGTGTTGCTTTCAAGCCTTTTTGTTTAACCAACAAATCACCCATTGTTGCAGATAATTTTTGAACTTGCTTAGAATTCAAGCCATAGTTCATTAATTGTTGTTGACCTGCGATTGTAACTTCATCACCAATAACACCAATTTTTTGAATCCAAGAGGCTTCATTTAATAGTTCGTGGTTGATTCGTTGTTGTGTTTTTAAATCTTTGTTACGATAAATGGCTGAATTAGAAACTGCGTTGCGAAGTTTAAGCTCTGCCTCTAGTTGGTCTTTTGCTTTATCAACACATTCATTCATTGTGTCTTTAAGCTTACCAAGCGCCATTGTAACACTTGCTACACCTAATGTTCCTAAAGCAAATTTTTTAATATCACCAAAGGCTTTTTGAACCGATAAAGTAGCCTTCCTTAATGACGGATTGGTTTTACCGCCAATTACAACGTCAGTTCTAAATTCTTTTTTTGTTCCAGCCATAAATCTTATTTTCCTGAATTAATAATATTTCCGATTTTGTTTAAATATTCAAGCTCTTTTCCTAATAAATCTAACGGAAGACCTCGATAATAAGAAACGGGTGTATTACATTGCATTGCAAGAAACACACAATTCATTTGCAAAATATCTAGTTTATCAAATGTGGTTATACCATACTTAGCAAAAAACGTGCTACAACTTGTTTAACCCACATTGCAATAGGAAGTTTTAAATTATTAAAAAACTCAATTGGTAAATTTGTCGCAATAGAGGCAATTAATAAAGTAAATCCCATATCAAGCTCAATGTCTGCGGTAGCAATTCCGCCCTGTGCCTCAAATATTCTTTGTGCATTTTGAAAATCAGTAGGCTTTAAATCTAATAAGCCGCTTAAATCAATATCATTATAAGTTTTGCCTTCGAACTTTACAGGCTCGTCCAATTCTAAAACTAACGAAACTTCAACACCCGCACGTTTGAAGTTAAATGTTTTTGCAGTTTGATTTGGTGTTACATCAGCTGTAACTTGCTTTGTTGTTTGTTTTGTCATAATTTTTGCTCCTTAAATTGTTTTTCAAAAAAATGCCCCTTACCCTTCAACAGTTAAATTTCTTCAACCATATCAGGGCTTAGGAGCAAATATACTAACTACAAGAAATGATTACATCTAAATCATAGAATTAATTTCCAGCATTTGGTCTTCACCGTTTACTTTATGAATACCATTCAATTTATCGAGTTCAAACAATACTTTTCCGTCATATTCATATTTGAAATAAGTAACTTCAAGTTTGATTGAACTGTCCATTGTTTTAGCGTTGCCAACAGTACCAAGTGTTACACCTTTACGAGTGCCTGACATTGTTACTTTAAGGCTTTTATTAACCTTCTTGTGAGATTGTGGATCTACCTCTTGAACTGACGCTCTTAAGAAAATCATTGATGTAGATTTCAATAATTCAGCAGCTTCTTTATTGAACATTCTAAATGGAATTTCAAGTTCAGCTGAACTAAAAGCACCTGCAACGGCTGTTTCATATTCACCAAGAATGCCTGCGCCTGAAACAGTATTTGTCATCTGTTCAAATGAAGGTAATGTTGTTTCAGTTTCGCCAACAAGTTTGTCATTGGCATTGTATAAATTATATAGAGTTGTATGTTCTGGAATATTACTCATTATTAATTACCTCCGAATAATACTTTTTGTAGCGCATCAACATCATATTCTAGCTCGTTTACAATTTCTTGCATTGGAACGAAACATGATAGATATTGATTAAATTTGATTGTTCCGCCAATAACTGATGTTATCGGATTAGAGTCAGACACATATTCAATATGTGCAGCTGCAATGTTTTCATTTTTTGCAAAACCATTCGCTCTGATATTTTCAGTGTCAACTATTCGGTCTAAGTTGCGTGGTTTCATATTTCTATCAATTTGCGCAAAATATGTCAAAATGAACGAATTAGCCCACCAATTAAAGAAGTTACGAACATTAATAAAATGGTCTTTCACATCATTGTTTGAAGGATAACAAGCCATATTGTTTCCCCAAGACTTCCAACCTTGCCAATTAATGTATGTAAACACCCCGCAATCATTCAATACATTAGCTTGTTTGATTGTTAGGTTTACTTCTGTCCCGTCCTTTAAGCAACAACCTTGAATGCCTGCATCTAGATTTGAAGGTGATTCACAAGGAACACCTGAGTCTAGATTAGCAATTTTATTTGCGTACAAAGCCGACATGTGAGCTGATGCATAAACCTTTTTAGTGCCAAATTTTACCATTGGCCAACCTAAATATGTCATTTTATCGGTGTATGAATTTGCATTTTTCCAAGCATTAACAGAGTCATAAGTTTTGCAAGTATCAGTTGGAACATCACAAATATTAATTGATTTAAATACTTCGTTTGTTCCGTTTGATTTAGCTTTTAATGCAGCCATTACAACAGGCTCTTGAGAAAATCCTGGAGCTGTTAAAATTGCAGGAACTTTATTTAATACAGGGAATACCTTTTCAATACATTCAATACCTTTATAAGTACCTGTTGCAGCATTATAACCACCAACAATATCGTTTGTTGTAACCCCTGAAGGTTTTAACTTTGTATAAGAAACCTTTACCGTTTCAGCATCTTTTAATTTGCCGTCTTCAGTAATTGTAATTAATACATTTCCGTCATCATCAAATGCAGCAACATAATCCTCATCAACCGTATAAACAGTTGCACCCGCTTCAGCTGAATCAGTCAATTTGATTGATTTTAGTAAAATACCTTTAACATCTAGTGCAATCTTTTTGTCTGTAATTGCTTGAGAAACGTTGTTTACTTTTTCAACGTGAGAGTCTTTGTTTGGATCTAAAACATTGATAAAAATAATAGGTGCTACGGCAAAGTTTTTAAACGTCATAGCAATAGATTGGTTGATTTCGTAATTATCGAAATCTTCTGAATAACCAACTTTAGCAACAGCCTCTGTAAAATCAGTAACAAGAATTGGTTTGTTTACTGCATCTTCCGGATTATCAAGCAAGTTGATTTGAGCACGTCCAACAACAACTTGACAGGCTGCATCACTTTGAACAGGTGTGCTTAATCTTGTTGGATTTTCAGCAATTTTAATTCCATGTCCCATAAGTCCTTATCCCTTTCTTTGTTCTTTTAAATAACCGCTAACTTTTTGAAAACTTGTTCGTATTAACGAACCTTTTTTCTTTAATTCTTCTAAAGCCTGTACATAATTGTCTAGGCTTACAATAAGGTTTTTTGCAACCTTGCAATTTTTTTTTAATTCCTGTAAATCTTTTGGTAACTCACCTAAAAGCACAGCAAATTGATTTGTTTGTTTCAAAGTTGGCCCGATATAAACAACTTGTGTTTCATTTTGTTTAGGCTCTTTGTTTTCAATCCTTTTAGCCATTTTAATATTTCCTTTCTTAACTAAATTTCAATATCATTTGTGCCATTCATTTGTAATTCGGGCATTTTAAAATTTACGGTCATACAGCCGTAAACAAATGGTTGATACTCGTCCTCACCGTATTTTACGGATATAGAGTCCATAGCCTCAAAATAACCACCAATAATATGTTCAGCTAAATAGTGATACGTTTTATCAACGAGAGATTCCACTGTTGCGGTATCTTTATCCTCGAAATTTGAACCAAAACAAATGTTAATCTTTGAGGTATTATTGCCGTCTGAAGGATTAATATATAGCTCCTCTTCCTCGCTTAAAATTAGCGCAAAAGGGAACATTGAGTTTTCATCTTCATATTTTTTCTTAGGCAACGTATCAACATATACAGCCTTTGGCATTTTTACGGGATAATCCGCCTTTGTAAACAAGGTTTGTAACTCGTCTTTTAAAGCGAGCTTTAATGTTCTTGTATTCATTTATTATTTTGCTCCGTAACCTTTTAAAATTCTTGAAATCTCGTGTTCAATACGCTTTTCATAAGTTGCTTGCGCATCTTTGTTTAACAAATCCCTAATTTTAGTATTGGCAATCATTTGAGGAACTGACGGACCGTGCAACTCTTTAACTGATTTATCAGCACCGGTTTTTTTTAACTGTTTTCTAAATTGTTGTTTAAACGATTTGCTTAATATATGTCTTCTAAACAAACCAATATGACCGTTTTTCATTTTTTGCACAAAAGCGTGTGTTATATTTACGGTTTTGGAAGATTTCAAGACCTTTGCTTTATATTTTGCACGTCCTGGATAATTTTTATCACCTTCTTTTGGTATGCCCTTCATTTCGATTGGATCAATACCTTTAGGTGATGTTACCTTAAATTTTATCAAAGGTAATGTTGTTCCCTTTGATGTAATCATTGCTGTTAAATCAGATTTTGACGGATATTTAACCTTTAATGTTTTTTTCACGTCTGCTGATTTTATTGAATAAACCTTTTTTGTGTGCTTTGCAATGTTTTTATTTACATTGGAAGCTACACGCTTAACGACATTATATAATACGTGAGGGGCTTTCTCTTTGAATGCCCCCAACGCTTTTTCTACTTCTGAAAAACCTACAGTTTTAACATTGATTGTCACAGGTGCATTATGTTTGTAATCAACCATAAATCTAAATCCTTTATAAACTGCGGTTTGTATCAAGTGTGATTGTTAACATGCCGGCATTGTTATCAACATCAGTCACTGTATAACTTCTACCGTCAAATGTAACAAAATCACCATAAGGAATCGGAACACCTTTTAATTGACATTTTGGAACGTGTATCATCTTTGTACCTTTGTAAGTTTCAGATTTTAATTTGTTTTGTTTCAACAAATCATCATCAACAATACAAGTAACTAAATCACCGTCAAATTCGTGTTGTTCCGCAAATTCCTCTTCATTCATAAATACGTTTTGAATGTCTTTTTTTATATCATCTTTGAGTGTCATTTATGCCACCCCGTCAGTACCGTCTCCAACAATTGGCATTATTTTTGAAGTTTCGCCTTCTGTTTCTTCATCTTCACCCTTTGGCGCAGATAATTTTTCAACAATCAATGCAACAATTTCTTTTTTTGTTTTATTTTCATTGTTTTCAGTAACTAATTCTTCATCCGTTAAACCGTGTTTTTTAGCCAATGTTTTTAAGTTTTCAACATTCAATCTCAAAGCTCGTTCAGCTTCGAAGTTTCCCTCTTCATCAAGGTAATCATCTTCACCCTTTGGCGCAGATGCTTGAGTTTGAACTTGTGGTTTTTCTTGAGGAACTTTTACAGGTTCTTCTTTTTTTAGTTCTTCACCAATACGAACTGCAAACCCTTCATCAACAAGAATTTTTTCTTGTTCTGGGGTGAAATCATCTACAATCGTATTAAGTTCAATTCTTTTATTGTTGTTGTCGCAAACAACACCGTTTATAATTTTAATCATTTTATATGCTCCTTATTGTTTTATCTTTTTAAAAGAGAGTACAGGCTATTAAGTCTGTACTCTTTTTTTATGTGTATATAGTGAAGTGAAATTATGCAACTGTTACAGCTTGAGCTGACATAAAGCCATTGAAAATTCTAGGCGCTAAAAATGGTTTAGCTGTCATTTTCAATTCTTTTGTTGCAGCTTCGTCTCTATGGAATTCTTGAGGAACTCTATCACCTGAGTAAGTTTTGAATTCACCATTTTCCATTTGAGTTACTGCACCATAAACACGTTGTCCAGCTCCTGGAACTGCTAAAATAATTGTTCCGTCTGGAATATATTGTTTAACAGTACCGTCTTTATATGCTTGGTTGTATGAAATCAAGTTTAAAGTAAAGCCATAAACAATTAATTTACCTAAGAATACAGCGCCAGTTTCTTGATTAATGCCTGTTGGGTTGATGTTACCAATATTAAAGTTTCTATTGTCTAACATTTTCAAGTATGAATCATCTGCTAACATTTGTTTATAAACGCTTGGTGTAACAATCAAATCTTCAAAAATTACACCATTCTTTTGACCTTCTAAACACATGTTAGTAATATCTTGTTTCCAATCAGAGCCTGGGGTACCCCATTTCTTAGTAATTGCATAAGTATTAGGGTTAGTGCCTTCATAGAACTGCATACGATATTGTTTAGGCTTAGAGTCTTTGCCTGTTTTAACTTCAATATCAATCGCATTGTCTAACATGATTTTAGCAGCCATTAACTCTTCTGAACGTGCAATCATTTTGTCTAATTTTTTGAAATCTTTAGCCAATAATTCAGCTGCACGTTGTTGAGGTGTTAATTGATTGAATGCATCCTCTTCAAAACCTTTCTTTTCTAAATCACCGATTGTCATCGGAATTTTAGGTTCAATATTTGCAGGTTCATATTCTTTGATTGTGTAACCTTCTCTTGTTACTGGTACACCACCGATATATGGAACAACAAAAGGAGCAATACCAGCCTCTTCACGTTCCTCTTCAATAATTACTTTGTTTGTCAAAAATTTTGAATATTGGGCTTGAGGAAAGTATCTATCACGTAAAAAAGTTGTTGCCTTTGCAATAACTTTAACACCTTCAAGCATTATCTCAGTACCGTAATATTGTGCTTGTGCCATATTATTATGTTCCTTTCTTTACTAAAAATATTTACGTCTTGTTTTCTCTAGCTACGCTTTATCTGCTAAGAAAATACCTTTTTCTCTTAAAGTTCTTTCGTCTGCAGCAGTTAAAGTGTAACCTGATTTAACTGTTAATGCTTTTGCATTAAATCTGCCTGATACATAAGCCATTGCCACTGCATCAGCACTAGTTGCATCAACATCTTCCGCTAAGATTGCCTCTGCTGGTAAGACTGTTGCATTAGATTCTGCACCATTATCTGTACCCATAATTACGCATTTTTCATTTGCGTTAATAGCTAACACTGTACCTCGTGTTAGTTTTCCTTGACCTGTCAAGATTGTAACAGGTGCTTTTACTGCAGGAACGTCAGTTGAATAAATCAAATTGTCGTATTCCACAGTACCTAGAACTTTGTCTAATCTTTCTGCCATAATTCTTTATCCTTTCTTTATTGCCCCTTTAAGTACTACTATTTTGTTTTTTTGTCTTGTTGTTTGCCGTTTGTTTTAATACAAGCGTTAACTAAGGCTTGTGCAAAGGCACTGTTAGATTTGCCATTATCAATATCATCAGTCTTTGGAGCTTCAGTTTTTACATCATCAACTTTTGAGTCTTTATTATCTTTTTGCAAGTTAGACATATAAGTTGAGCCAGCGTTTGAAGTTTGTTGTAGAACAGCCAATGACAATTCGCTTGCAGTCATTGAATTTTCTTTGTCAAATTTTGCTTTGTTTACTAATTCTTTGTCTGCGATTGCATTTTCAATCTTTTCAATTTCTTCAATTCTTGTTCTTTCTGAAGCAATGATGTCAGCTTTTTTTGTTTCGATAGCTGAATTTTCGATTTGAGCAACAAGCTCCGGATAATTCTTCTTTAAGTCTTCAACATTTTTAATTTCCATTTCGTCATTTTCCTTTCCTGGTTCTTGTGAATTTTTTTCTTCGTCTTTTATATCTTCTTTCGCTGTTTTCTCTGCTGAAGTTTCATCATTAGCGGTTTTTGTTGATAGTTCGTCTTTGTTTTTGTTCATAAAACTTGTCAGTGCATTACTTACAGCGGTTGTTATTTGTTCTTGAATTGTTGGCTCTGCTTTTGTTTGCTTATCCAGTATTGATTTTGGAAGTTCACCCAAGCACGCCATATCAAAGTTAATGCCATTTACATTCAAGGTTTTCTTGTCGTTTGATATTTTCATCTCAACTTTATGCTCATCATCATCAATTAATGAATTTGCAAATCCGGAATCAACAATTTCTTGTCCAACTAACCAAGTTGTATCTTCAACCATTTGTTCAATTTCATCTTTTGATTTTGATTTGTTGAAAGCGGAATAAGCATTCAACATTTGTTTTTTTGTTGCATCTAATGAGCTAATAACCTCTTTACAATCTCGAAGGCTATACCAACCACAAAGTCCAGCCTTTGCAGGATGTATCATAAATGATGATGTTGGATAAACTTGAATTTCATCTGCAGCCATTGCAATAATACTTGCTGCACTTGCAATTAAACCGTCAATAATAACTGTCTTTTTACATTGCATAGCTTTTAGTATTCCGTAAATTGCCATTGCTGCATCAGCATCACCACCGCCTGAATTCATGTGAATTTTTAACTCACGTTTATTTGCGACAGCTTTTAAATCTTGTCTAAGTTTTTCAAGTGCAATATAATCACCTTCTAACTCAGTACCCCACCACCAATCTCGTGGAGTTTCTTCGCAGACATCACCGTATAAGTCAATTTCTGCGACATCAGATGAAATGGAATTTTTAATTTTCCACCCAAATTTTGTATTTTTCATTAATAAATCTCCCTAAATTTACCTGTTAATCATCTTTTGAATAGTTGATTGTAATATTTGATATCCGTTTAACAGTTGCAAGTTGTTGTTCTTCAACCTCAAGCTGTTTAACATTGCGATCAAAATCACCGCCTGTTAAGTTCATTGTGCTTTCTTCTCTTGTCGAGAAACCATATTCGCACTTCAATTCTTCAGCTGTAACTTCTTTAAGCGGATCAAGTTGACCTTGTGTAGGACCAACCCAATTACAACCGCAGTATGCTTGTTTAACCAATGGATTGTCAAAATACCCTGGTGCTGAAATTTTACCTGTAGCAACAAGCTCATCAATCAACAATTCGTAAATTGGTTGGCAAAAATCATCTCTAAACCAACGGCGATATGCTTTAAATACTTTCCAAGCCTCCATTATTGCTGCTCTCGATGCAGAATAATTCGAATTGAAAGTTTTTAAAACAACTTCGTGAGGTAATTCTAGAGCTGAAGCCACCAACTTACACAAGGTAATCATAAATGTATCAAAGCCCGAATTTGGGTGTTTAGGATCACCGAATGTAATGCTTTCACCTGGTTGTAATTGATTAATTTGACCTGTGCCAATAACTAAATCATCTTCATTTGAGTTGATATCATCAGTGCCCTCTTCATCTTCTAATATACGGCTTTCTTTTTCAGTCGTAATGAATGCAGTGAAGAAAGAATTAACCAATGCAGCCATAAGTTCAGACTCGGTATATCTGCGCATTTGTAATAAAGGTTCGATAACTTGAGATAAAATCGGAACTCCACGAAGTTGACCCGCACGTTCATTTTTACAAATATGTAAAATATTTGGTGTGCCAGATAAATCACCGTAAGCAGGAACTCTAATCCATTTTGTTCCGTCTAAGAACTTTCCGCTTTCATAAGGATAACGATTACAGATGTGATATGCTGTTATCGCATTGTCTTCATCAACTTCAACCCCGTCATAAATTTTATTTTTATTGTCGGGATTTTGACCGTCAGTACAAATGCTAGTTGTCATTGTTCCGCTTGGTGTTGAAATTAAATCAGCCTCTAGCATATCAATTCTCAAAGTGAAAGGATTTGTTGCGTTGGCTGATTTTCGTTTAATCAATGCAAAGGCATCACCATTCATTAAAGCCCCTAACAAGGTGATGTCTTGCATTTCATAAAAATTATTGACCTTACGCGCATCACAATTCAACTTTTTATTAGCCCATAAATCGAAATAGCGATTAATAAGTTTTTGAGTTTGTGCTGCAGACTCTTTTGAAATTCCTAAAAAATCATAATCAATTTTACTAGAAGGAACTAAGCCCAACCCTACAACATTTGTTCTGATTGTTTTAAGAGCAGATGTTGCAATAGGTTCAGACATATACAACATTCTAGAGCGAGGTCTTAAATTTGATAGATTATATTGTATATCTTCATTAGGACTTGTTGAACGTGCCTTAAAACCTTTTAATGATTTCTTTTGCGTACTTGCGCCAGCACTACCGTAGCCTGTACCTGTCGAATAATTTCTTATTTTTATTTTTCTTTTGTTTTTTGACATTTTAACTTACTTTCTAAAGGTCCGTAGGAACAAATGTGTATCGGCGATTTGTAGCTTTACCGCTTTGCTCACGTTCTAATTGCTCAAGTTGAGCTTCTAGCGTTTTTATCATGGCTTGGATTTTAGCTAAGTCGATATTGTAGCGTTGAACATTTCGTGAACCGATACCGTATGCTTGAACACCGTCAGCTAACATCTTTCGTTCTTGCTCATAATATGCATCCAAACGAGATTGTGTTAATTCTATACGTTCTTTAATAGTTTTAGTTGCCATTGTTATTTGTTCCTAATCAATAGTTGTAATATTCATCTTCAGGGTTTCTAAATCTGCGTTTTTTCTTGTGTGCAGACTTTTCAACCTGAATAGTTTTTTCATCATTTCGAAGTCGAGCTTCTATTTTATCAAAATTTGGATTTTTAATTTCCAAACCTGCATTGGCATAGTTTCTAATGTCTAGAGGTTCATTTCGTTTATGTCCTGGAAGTTTTTTCCATACCCAACGAGAACCGCTCCAAAATGGAGCTTCTGATAACAAACCATTAAAGTATTGCTCATCATAGCCTCTATCAGGATTTAATGGGAAGTGCGAATAATGTGGCCCGATTTCTTGAACCTTCAAATCACTCATAATTTGTGCTTTACCGGAATCAACACCAATCACAAACAGATAAGAATCAACCGCTTTATTATCAACTTGAAGTTTTAATTTAGTTGGAAGTCCTGTATATCTATAATCGCCACCTTTACCCTTTACGGCAAAGACATTTTTCAAGCGGCGATTATAACATTCCTCATAAACTTCGTGTGTGTAGTGTCCGCCACTATCAACCATTGTTATTGAGACTTTTAAGCCTCTTCCGTTTTTAAATTTATAAACACGGTCAATTACATCATCTAGCTCTTCCCAAGTTTTTGGATTGTCGGGTTTGCCTAATATAAAGCCCTTTTTAATGCCCCAAGTTTCTTTATAACGACCATGTCCAACTATCTCATACTCTAAACGGTCGTCTTGGGTATCTACTCCACAAGTTAAGCAGAGAACTCCTTCAGGAAGTTCTGCATCGTATTCCTCTCTTCGAAGAAGAAAATCATCTTCAGAGGCTAAATCGCCTCTATCCTCCCAAAGTTCACCAAGTACTGTGTTTACAAATACCTGCAACTCTTGAGGATTGTTCTTAACATTCAAATACCTTAAGCAAATTGCAGACCAATCTGCAAAAGCATTTGCAAAGCCTTTAAGCCAATATGAAGCGTGTCCGTCTTTTAAGGCTTCAGGGTTTCTATGTAACCATTTTTGCTGTTGACGTTTCATTTCTTTTTCGGTTGAAACACAACCACAAGAAGGACAAGCCCAACCAATCAAATTAACTTTGTATGTTGGCTCTTTTTTGTTTTCCGATTCTGACTTTGTATAATCAAAGCGAATATCTTTGAACACAATTTCGTGCAATTCACCACATACAGGACATTTATGTACCCATATCGCTTGAGAACCCTCTTCGTAAAGGCTAACAATTTGGCTTGCACCTTTAACGGTTGGCGAAGAAACCCCAAGTCGTTTAAAGTCCTTTTTGAAAGTAGTTTGACGTGTTATTGCCAACTGCCAAGGGTTACCTTCTTTACCTGCAGATTTTGCAAAACGGTCTAACTCATCACCGATTAATATTTTTACCGGAGTTGATGCCAAATCCCCCGCAGAATTTGTACCAACCATAATAAGCATTCCGCCAGGGAATGATTTTTCATAAACTGTATCACCAGAACCAGCATTAACTTTTTTACTTTTTGACTTGCCAATACGTTTTTTTAAACATTTAGTATCACGTATCAGCTGATTTACACGTAATTTAGAAAAACGCTTAACTTGTGTTAATGTCGGTTGTAGGAGCAAGATTACGCAAGGATCATTATCCATTGTGTAACCGATGCAGTTAAGTTCTAATTCTGATTTACCAGCTTGGGAACAGGCAACGACTGTTATTGTGTTTATTCGATAATCAGTAAATGCGTCCATTGGCTCTTTTAAATATGGAGTTTTTGAAGTCCTCCACGGTCCAGGTTCAGCATTGCCTGTTAAAATTCTATTTTCATCAGCCCACTGTGAACAGGTTATATTCTTTGGCGGAGCAAATAAAGAAACTGACTGTTTAATACATTTGTTTAGTCTTGAGATTGCGACATCATCAATATTCACGTTTGTATTATTCGTCATCTTCGTCATAGTCTACATCTTTTTTGTTTCTTTCGTTTACTCGTTCTTTATAGGCTTTAGGGTCATATTGGTATAAACTCAATCGGTGAAGAATTGACACCACTTCATTTTTTATAATATGGTGAACTTCTTTACTATCCGAAATATCCGTTAAATCATCAGCTAAACGACTTGGTATTGCTAACAGCATTGAACGGATTGAAAGAACTAAATCATCAGTCATATATTTGACATCTTCAGAACGGTGCATTGAGCCTTCAAGCTCCGCAAGTTTTAAACGCTCAGTCTGAATTTTTACTTGTTTTAGTTCGACATCTGCATCAAGTTTTGAACCCTCTTTTTTTAAATTTTCAAGTTTATTTTGTTTGCCTACAACCATATCTTGCAGGTAGCGGATATAAGCTCTTACCGATTTTTCTAAATCAAAAGTATAAGGTTTGTTTGACAAAGGCTCAAAAATGAACTTATTTTCTTTTGTTTCATTTTCAAGCCCTGTCAACTGTTGAACTCGTCTTTCAGACAAATTACAAATATCTGCAAGACGTTCGGTGTTTATTATGTTTGCAATTGTTTGATTAGTCTTTTTTACAACTTTTGTTTTTTTCTTAGAATCAGCTTGTGTCGTCATAATTTTTGATTAATACCTCTTTAAATTCTTTCTTAACGGGATTTTTACCGTTAATTCCGTTAGGTCTTGAAACGGGTATAATATCATAATCTTTGTATAATTGACGGACTTTTTCGCTGTCATCGTAAGACAGTAAAAATCGCCCTTTTATCGAACATAATATGTCTCTAAGTTCTTCGTGCGCAAACTTCCTAGTGCTTGTCGTTTTATATCCAGCTCCATAAGTATATGGTGGATCGCAATAGAAAAACGCCGAAGAATTATCATATTTTGGAATTAGTTCCTCAAATGATAAGTTTTCGATATAGACTTTATCAAGTCGCTTTGATATTGAATCAACACGCTCTAACAAGTTGAAACAAGATTTAGCAGAACTTTCACCGTTTAAGCACGTTCCATAAGTTGTACCTTTACCGCCAAATGAATGGTGTAAAAGATAAATGAACTTTGCAGCCTCTTGAATATCAGTTTTTGGAACAGAATTCAAAAACTCTCTGAACTGACTGCGTGAATTAAACGTGAATTTTAATTCATCAATCAAGGCTTGCGGGTGATATTTAACAATTCTGAATAGATTTGCTAAGCGTTCATCTAAATCATTATAGACTTCTAATTTTGCGTGTTTTTCTTTTGCAAAAAGCACCCAACCGCCACCGCCAAACGGCTCAATATATGACTTAATATCAGTCGGGATTAGTTTGCAAATAACTTTGCGCAGGTTTCGTTTTCCACCAACCCAAGTTATTAAATGGTCTTTATTTATATTCATAAATCCTCCGAATAAATCATGACAGTAACACCCTAAGCGTAGGATAATAATCACTACGCAGGTGTTCATAATCGTCTAGGAATTATGAATAATCTTCTTAGCCAAAGCCACTTGGTTAAGAAATCGAGGGTTTTTCAAATCCTCGCCTGTATTTTAAAGAACAGTGAGGTAAACCCTAACACTTGTTTACCTCAAAAAATAATGTCGTTCTCTATTTGTTCACTTTGCATAAAATCTTTGTTAAATGAAACTTTGCAATCGTTTTCAACCGATTCTCTAACAGTTTCGTTAAAATCTCTTATTTGGTTGTCAGCTCCGCATAAATACAACCAATACATATCTGAGAAACTTCCATTTTTGGGCGGTTTAAGCATATCTTCCCAAGCCTCTTTAGTCCATTTTTTTATGAATGCATCTACACGACCACGTTTGGAGCGCTTTTCAATTAGTTTGCCGTCTTTTATTCTTCGTTGCGATAATACGGCTTTTTGTTTTAAACATTTAGGGCAAGTGATAATTTCAATAAAGCGGTTTTCGTAAATTTCATTATCTTGAAGATGTAATTTCTTTTCCGCTGGGTGATAAAATCCGCAACAATAAATCGTCATTTAAATACACTTACCCCTTATTCAACTAGCGACTCCTTTGCATTATGGTGAATTTATCGACCGACCATTAATAATGGGACTACTCAGACAACTAATTGTTCATTGAATTACTCAACTTTAACATTATAACAAATTTGATTGTCCTAAATATGCCAACTTTTTTAAACAATCCACAACGATTGAATATTGCCTAACATTCCCAATAGTTGACGGTCAGAATCGCAACAAAAACGTTTGCGCAATTTTTGCATGACTCGCAAAATCGTACGCTCTGAATAGCCAATATGTTCTGCAATCTCAATGTTGCTCATGCCAGACATGCATAATTCAATTACAGTTAATTCAGTTTCTTTAAATTGCGAAATTATGCGTTTGTTCTCTCTATTGATTTTGTAATTCATATTTTATCCCCTTTACAAATCCAATTTGCAGTGTAATTCTTGTTTTCTTGTTTCGTCAAGCAATTTACTTTTTAAGCAGCTAACTTGAAAATTATCTAAACCACGTTCTTTAAACACTTGCTCACACAAGATGAGAACTGATAAAAGTTCTTCCGTTGATAAATTTTGATAGAACATTTTTGTCAAAAGCTGTTCTCTCTTCAAAACAAAATCATTGATACATTGATTCATACGTTCTCTAACTTTGATATGTTCTGAAGTATTTTCAAGAGTTTCATAACTCAAATTTATTGTTGTTTCGCCCATTATTTGTTACCTCCTAAAATAATGATAATTGTTGTTCTATGACTGGTTTGTAACCGTCTTTAAAATTGTCGCCTCGTTGCGCATCAGCTTTCATTTGCTTGTGATTTTTTAGCCTGTCTTCCCAAGTAAAAAAGTCGGGATATTCTCGGTATTTTGCCATATCTTCACCACACCAACTGCAATAATTGGCTACTGAAGAAAAGATTTTATCACATTTTGCACAATATTTTTGCATAATTCTTCCTTTAACATAATCGCTTGATAACAAGAACAAAAGTCGTAGAGTTCTGATTGAAGAACACAACTACTGCAACTTTTTAGCTTATATCCTTGTTCAAGCAGTTCGTTAACTTCCTTTTCAAATTCGTCTTTGTCACAGACATCAATAACTTTTATTGTTTTCATAATTACTCCTTTATTTTAAAAACTGTTTTTCTAATAACTTGTAAATCTAAGTCCGTTAATGTGATATCATCAAAACTTTTCAGAAAATTTATAAACCAATCCTTTAGTGTTTCAAGTTCAAGTCTTTTTCTTTTTCGTTTGATTGAAGAATTCATAAAATCGCTTTTCATTTCAGAATACAAACTTAAATATCGCCAATCTTTTGAAAAACTCCACCCTCTGTGATAACAAAATTGGTTGAGCAATCTAAAAAGAATATCCCAATTTTTGTTATTTAGAAGAAAAGTGAGTTCTCTGCCCTCTTTTGTGTAGGTAAAAGTCATCTATTCCACCTCTAAAACCCATTCAAGGGCTTTTATTTGTCCTCTAGCAAAAGCGTCATCATCAGCTGATATTCCATACACTAAACCACCATCACGATAACCTTTCCAATATGCTAATTTTTCTTTTATTTCTTGTTCAGTTTTCATAGTTCTCCTTTCTTGGGTGTATGGGATTTCCCATACACCTTGTTATTCCACCTCGCTTAATAGTTTTGTTTTTCGTCTTGTTTCTTTTCTATGCTCAATGTCGTAATTGTTATGACATTTTTGACATAAGGCTCTTAAATTACTTGGCTCATTGTTTTGTGGGTTATGGTCTAAATGGGCAATGGTCAAAACAATTTTGATTTTCTTAAATGGTTGCTTTTTTCTCAAAAATTGCACATCATTACAAGAAATAAATTTGCCGTTAAATGTTCTATAACCTTCAATGTGGTTTGGAAGTCCGCAAAATTCGCAACAATTATTTGCACGTTTTAAAATTTTTTCTCTGATTTCTTTCCAATTTTTTGGATAAAGTTTTTTATTTTCAGGTTTTATTGGCATTATTTCCACTCCTTTGGTTTAATTACAATTTTGTATTTGCTTTTATCTAAATTGTTGTAATCTTCAAATTGTGTAAGTTCATCTAATGCTTCGTTTGTATCTCTTATAGTGTCAATAACTTTTTCAAACACCTTTCCACTTGCATACATTTTCTTTTCTTCAAAATAGGCAATTCTTCTTTCAAACTCTTTTCGCATTATCTCAAATTTTTCTTTTAATAATTTGCTCATTTATTGCTCCTTTGATTTGTTTTCTAATTGATTTAAACAATTAGGGATAACCCCATTTTGTACTGCTGAATTTAGTTCTCGCATATCGCTTGTTAATTCAGTAACTTTTTTATTTAGGCTCGTGATTTTCTTTTTAATATCTAATAAATAAGAGTTTAAATACTCTTTGTAATTTGTGTTATCCATTACTGTTCCTTTGCTTTATGTCATAAGGTATCATTTCTAAAATGTCATAAGCACCAGTATCAGAAATAAGTTTATCGCTTTTATCAAAATCGCAATTATCTCGTACATAATCTTCAATCTCAATAAGTGCTTGTTTGTATTTGCTTTCTTTTTCCAGTTGCTCATTTGCTTTTTTGATAGATTCAAGAATATCATCTAGTTTGTTATCGTTGTTTAACTGTCTGATTTCTTCTTCCTCTTGATTTAAGTATTTATCTAGTTGTTTTTTTAATTCTTCATTCTCTTGCAACAAGTTAGCATTTTTTTGTTTATTTACATTAAGGTTATTTCTTAACGTTATTATTACTTGCGATTGGTTAAGGGATAATTGCTCTTTAGACTGAAGTTTGTCAATCTTATCAAATACATCTTTTCGCTCAATAATTGCAGTATTTAAACCTAATTTAATTGCAATATCTGTTAAAAGTTTTGTCCGAATTGCAACTAATTCAAAGTTGTTATTACAATTTTCTTTCCATTCGTCTACTTGAGCTTTTAATTCTTCGTTTTTTTGCTCTAATTCACGATTTTCAGATGTTAGCCTTTGTGATTTTTTTGCAAGCTCCGCAATAGCCTTTGTGTCTAGCCCTTTAAAATACTCATCTTGAAATGGCGCAAGTTGTGTTGCTGCTTCAATTGTTTGCAAATATTTATCAATTAAACTTTCTTTTTCGCTACATAAAGTATCAACATCTTCTATTTGATGTTTCAACTCCTCATTTTCTTGGCTTAAATCTAAACAAGCTTTATTAAGATTATCTATATCAATTTGTAAGGCTTGTTTTTCATTTTTAATTTGTGCTTTTAACTTTTCGATTTCTTGGTTTTTATCTTCAAGTTCTTTAGATAATCTATCAGCTGTATCGCTGCCAAGTTCTGCTTGATGTTTCCATTTTTCGACTTCGGAACATTTGCCATAATCTTCGCATTTGCTTACGTCTATACCGTCTATTATTGTTTTATTCATTATATACCTCCGTAAATCTCTAACATAAAATTTTCAAACTTTTTAAAACTTTCACGCTTTGCGTTAAACCATTTATCTGAATAAATTTGACGTCTTGGTGTAGGCATTGACGGCATACTAAATTTTTTGTCAATAATAACCCCTTGAAAAGCATCAGCCCATTCTTCCGATGCTCTTTCTTCTTCCATAGTTAATTGTCCATAATCAACACCCCAGCTGAAAATTTCAAAAAGTTGCTTAAGTGTTAAGCATTTGCTTACGCTTATTCCATTAACAATAGTGCCTTTTTCAGACATTTTTTAACCTCCTTTTCTACATTTTTGCTTTGTTCCTCCAATGAAAGTTTTTTAACATTGGTTGTTTCATCTTTAATCATGTCTAGTATGATTTTGTAATTGCATTCCTCGCAATTTTCCAATTTGACATATTTACAGGGGTAGCAAATTTTATCTTCTATAAATTTTTTAATTTTTTGCGAAACTTCATTTGATTTATTAGACATTTTCTATCCTTTCACTTCAATTAGTTCTTCAAGGTTTGCAGGTAAACTGCTTGGTGGTTTTGTTGCCGTTGTTGTTTCAACCG